ATGGACCTCGCCGCCAAGATCGCCACCGCGGTGGACGCGAAGCTCGCCGCCCACCTCGACGCCAGGATCGACGCCCTGATCGCCAAGGCCATCGACCGCGCCCTCGGCGGTGACGAGCCCGCGGCCCCTGCCGCCCCGCCCCCGGCCGCGAAGGGCAAGCCGGCCGGCCGCCGCGGAGCCAAGGCCCCGGCCAAGGCCAGCAAGGGCAAGCGCACCCGCCCGAAGGCCCGCGCCGCCGCCAAGCCGGCCGAGGCCCAGGGCGCCCCCGGGGCCAAGCTCTCCGCCATCGCCGAGCAGGTCCTCGCCGCCCTCGCCAGCGGCCCCAAGAGCGCGACCGGGCTGCTCGAGTCGGTGAAGGCGACCAAGGGCGGGATCCACGGCGCCTGCCAGCGCCTCGTCGTCCAGGGCCTCGTCACCCGCGTCGAGCAGGGCAAGTCGGTCCTCTACGGCCTCGCAAGCGCCTCGACCCCCACGTAGGGGACCTGTCGCCCCACGAGGCCGCCGCGCGGCTCTGGTGGCTGGCCGGTCCCCTCCGCGAAGCCCTCCCGCCCCCGCCCGTCCGCAACCCGATGGGCCGCCCGGTGCGCCCGACGTTCCACGCGACCCGCGAGACCCGAGAGCAGCGCACCGCCCGCGTCCACACCCGCAAGAGCCACCGCCGCGAGCTCGCCGAGCTGCCCACGCTCCGCCCCCGCACCCGAGGCGACTGCCACCGCGTCCGCCTCTCCCTCGTGAGCCACCTCGCCGACGATGACCCTCGCCGCATCCACCAGCCCTGTCCGTTCGTGTCGTGCCGGTATCACCTGCACGCCGACGTCGACGCCCGCGGCACCATCGTCCTCTACGACCTCGACATCCGCCACACCTGCACCCTCGACGTGGTCGACGACCGGCCCGAGGGTGTCTCGCGGGAGGAGATCGCCGTCATCACCCGCGTCACCGAGGAGCGGACCCGCGTCTACGAGCGGCAGCTGGAAGCCAAACTCCGGGCCGACGGGGGCCTCGAGGAGTGGCGAGGACACCGGAGCGCCCAGGGGGCCAGCGTCCTCGAGATGGCAGCCGAGGGCGAGGCGTGAAGGGGATCGGAGCGGCCGACGTGGTCCGCTTGCTGCTCGTCGCAGCGGATCGGGACGGCATCGATCTCCGAAGACGACGTGACCGGAGACCGCGCGAACCTGACACGTGAGCCGAACTCCTACCCAACATACGAGAAAAAGCGAAAGGATTCCGAATGTTTGCGAGATGGTCCAAAGTGGGGCAGCGGTGCGCGGATCGTGCAGGGTCAGGGGGGACCGACGATGACCGTCAAGCGTAACCGCATCCCCGACCGCCTCCGCGAGGAGATCGCGACGCAGATCGCCGACGGCAAGACCACGCGGCAGATCCGGGACTGGCTCGCGTCGACGCACAGCCTGGTCGTCGGCCACGCGACGGTCATCCGCTACACGGCCAAGATCCGGGACGAGCGGAAGACCGTGGCGTCGGCGGCAATGGTCGAGGGGCTGCGGGACCACGTCAACAGCGACCTCGACCACATGCGCGCCCTCGAGGAGGACCTGATGCGCCGGTTGCCCGAGGCGTCGAACCGGGAGGCGGCGGCGCTGGCGAACGCGATGTGCGCGCTGCTCAACCTCAAGACCAAGCTCTCCGGCGCCCAGCAGTCGGGCCTCGAGGGCGTGCGCGGCGGGGTCATCGTGCTGCCGGCGGAGGAGCCATGAGCAGCGACACCGTCCTCGCCGACCTGGCCATGCTCAGGCGCGTGGCCGCGCTGCCCAAGCCCACCCACGTCTTCGTCTCCCTCTTCGGACCCAACGGCAACCTCGCCGAGCACCAACGCTTGGCCGGGCTGCGAACGGAGGAGCCGTGACCTTCTGGACCACCGTCGGAGCTGCCCTGGTGCTGCTCTCGTGGGTCAACAGCAACGGCGTGCAGGCGGTCGTGCAGTGGGTGCGCGACCTCCGGATGGCGCCCGCCGTGGTGCGCGGGCTCCCCAGCTTCGCGCGAGAGGAGGCCGAACGTGCCAGCCGCTGACCTGCAAGACCTGCTCGGGCTCCTCCCGTCCCTCCGCGCCCAGACCGAGGAGGCGCGCCGCGCAGGCGTCACCCTCGAGGAAGCACGGACGACGATGGCGAAGGTGGCGGCCGAGTGCGAGCTCGCCGCCGACCCGTTCCTCGACCTAGTGGACGACGTCTACGGGGTGGCCGAGCCGGCGCGGGCGCTGGCGGGGCTGCGGTTCGCGTTCAACGAGAGCGGGGAGGCGGAGCCGTGTCGACGGTGACGATGATGCTCGAGGGCCTGTTCGTGGCGATGCCGGGGCGCGCGGTGAGCGTGCGTGCCGAGGGGGACCGGATCCGCATCGAGGTCGGCATGCCCGCCCCGCTGCCGACCTACGTCGTCACCGTCCTCCCCGGGACGTGGACGGCGGAGCAGATCGCCGACGGCGCCCGGCGGTTCGAGCGCGACGCGATGCACGGGCTGGCGATGGCGGGGGTGCCGTAGGAGGTCATGATGACGACGGAGATGAAACCCGTCGAACTCGTGGCGCGCGCCATTCGCAACTCGTCGCGCAAGAACGACCTCGTGTTCGAACCGTTCGGGGGGTCCGGGACTACCCTCATCGCCGCTGAGCAGATGGGCCGCGTCGCGGCGGTGATCGAGAAGTCGCCGCAGTACTGCGACGTCATCGTCCGGCGGTGGGAGGCGCTCACTGGGAAGACCGCCGTCAAGTCATGAATGCCGTGTCCGCCGCCGAGTCCCTCACCGAGTGGCGCCCGAACCCCGGCCCCCAGACGGCGTTCCTCGCGTCGCGAGCCAACGAGGTCCTCTTCGGCGGCGCCGCGGGCGGCGGCAAGAGCTTCGCCCTCACGCTGCTCCCGACGCGGTGGATCCACGACCGGCGGTTCTCGGCGCTCATCCTCCGCCGCGAGACGACGCAACTCGTCGACCTCTGGGACAAGGCCGCCGAGGTCTACGCGCGGGCCTTCGGCGACAACGTCCGCTTCAACACGTCCGAGCGGCGCGTGCGGTTCAAGAGCGGCGCCCGGATCTGGTTCACCCACTGCGAGTACGAGAAGGACGCGGCGCGGTTCGACGGGCACGAGTACCAGCTGATCTGCTTCGACGAGCTGACGCACTTCACGCGGTCGATGTACCTACGGATCCGCGCGCGCCTCCGCGGTCCACGCGACCTGCCGAAGTACGCTCGCGCCACGACGAACCCCGGCGGCGAGGGGCACGACTGGGTGTTTCAGCACTGGGCGCCGTGGCTCGACCCCGCGAGCAAGGTGAAGGCGCGGCCCGGCGAGAAGCTCTGGTTCCTCCCCGGCGCCGCGTCCGAGGGCGACACCGACTGGTCATCTCCCGACGCCACCCGCGAGATCGTCGACCCCACCGGCAAGGTCCACTCCGTCGCGGCGCAAAGCCGGGTCTTCATCCCGTCGCTCCTGATCGACAACCCCCACGCCGACGAGACCTACCGCGCCGAGTTGCTCAACCTCGACCCGGTGCGCAGGGCGCAGCTCCTCGACGGCAACTGGCTCGTGAAGGCGGCCCGCGGCGAGATGTTCAAGCGGGGCTGGTTCAAGATCGTCCCCGAACTCCCGAAGGGCCTGCGCGGCGTCCGCTACTGGGACCGCGCCGCCACCGAGGTCGACGAGGAGGCCAAGAGCAACCCCGACTGGACGGTGGGCGTGCGGATGTGGACCGACGGCGCCGGCCGCTATTGGATCGACGACGTCGTGCGCTTCCGCGGTGAGCCGGCCATCGTCGAGAACACGATCCGCACCACCGCGATCGCCGACGGGGTGGGCGTCGCCGTGTGGCTCGAGCAGGACCCGGCGCAGGCGGGCAAGTTCGAGATCGCGAGCTACGTCCGGCTCCTGCGCGGCTTCAACGTCAAGACGCGGCGGCCCGACCGCGACAAGGTCACCCGCGCGTCACCCTTCTCCGCCCAGGTTAGCCACGGGAACGTAAGCATCGTCGTCCCCCCGGGCGGCGCCCGCTGGCTCGGCGCCTTCCTCGACGAACTCGAGGCCTTCCCGAGCAAGGGCGTGAAGGATGACCAGGTCGACGCGGCCGGAGGGGCGTTCGCGGCGCTCAACGAGCCGACGGGGCCGACCAGGGGCACGGTCTGGGACGGGCACCGCGGCGTGTAGTCGGGCGGGGCGCCGAGCCAGGAGCATGGTGGCTGGGCTACGTGGTCTCGGTGTGGGTCATGCATCTTCCTCCCCTGAATCGCCCCGCCGGGCAGTCGACGGCGGGGCGCGTTCTTGTCGGGCGGGCCCCGTGAACGGGGTGACGGTGCCGACGTGCCGACCATCGACGCGCTGAACGGGCCGCCCCGCAAGCACCTGGACGAGATCGAGGACCTCGAGGCGCTCTACAAGGGCGGCCACGAGTTCCGCGAGCGGCTCGAGCGGTTCATGCCTCGGCGCCCTGACGAGGCCGAGACGCACTACAAGCTGCGGAAGTCGCTGGCGACGTACTTCAACTATTTCCGCACGATCGCGAACTTCCTTTCGGCCTACGTCTTCACCGACCGCATGGAGTGCGTGAGCGACCCGAGCAAGCCGGACGACGCCTACGCCGCCTTCCTCGCCGACGCCGACGGCCAGGGCACGAGCTTCGCCGACATGCTCAAGACCGCGCTGACGCAAGCGCTGGTCTGCCGACGGCACTGGATCCTCGTCGACTTTCCGCGCGCCGAGGACGCTCCCGCCACCGCGGCGGAGTGGGACGCGGCCGGGCTCGGCGCCGCCTACCTGTGCATGCACGACGACGACGACGTGCTGCGCTACAAGGCCGACCACCGTGGTGCCCTCGAGTGGGTCGTGATCAAGACCTGCGACACCGACCAGGCCGACCCCATCGAGCCAGCGCCGATGACGAAGTGGACGTGGACGATCTACACGCGAACCGAGTGGGTCCGCTACTCGATCCGGTTCGAGTCATCGAAGCCGCCGAACGGGCGCACCGACGTCCCCGAGGAGGCGCGCGGGCCGTGCATCACCCCCGGCGCCGTCCCCGTGGTCCCGTTCGAGCTCCCGCACGCGCTGTGGGCCGGCGACCTGCTCCGCGACCCGGCCATCGAGAACTTCCGCGCTCGCGCCGCCCTGTCGTTCAGCCTCGCCCGCACGTGCTTCGCCATGCGGAACTTCTTCCTGCGGGAGGACCCGGGGCAAGAGCCGAAGGCCGCGGTGGCCATGGGCAACGTCTACGGCGTCGACGAGCGCGTCGAGTGGGACGCGCCCCCGGCCGAAGCGTTCGCGCCCGCGGCGGCGTACGTCGGCGACACGAAGGACGAACTCTTCCGCGTCGCCAACAACATGGCGCTCGGCGTCAACAACAACGCCGCCGCGGTCGGGCGCAGCGCGGACAGCAAGGCGCAGGACGCCGCGGCGATGACGGTCGTGGCGATGGCCCTCGGCGTCGAGGTGCGCCGAGTGGCCGAGAAGGTGCTCGACCTCGTGGCCCGCGGGCGCGCCGACAAGGGCCTGACGTGGTCGGTGTTGGGGCTCGACTCCTACAAGCCCGAGGACGTCGCCACCATCGTCGACGCGGCGGTCAGCGCCGAGTCGTTGTCCATCCCCTCGCCCACGTTCGCGCGCCTGCACAAGACCCGCGTCGCGCTGGCCCTTGTGCCGGACGCGAGCGCGGAGGACCGGAAGCGCATCGCCGAGGAGATCGAGGCCAACGTCACCGACGAGGAGGTGCTCGCGCCCCCGCCGCCACCGGTGCCCGCGCCCGGCCAGAAGCCAGCCACGCCCGACCCGAACGCCGATCCCGAGACGCCGCCCGAGAACACCGCGGAGTCGGCGTAGTCGGGCGCCGCGGGCGCCGTCGATCACCGTGGCGGCATGTCCGCACGTGAGCCCGCCTGGACCGACTACGCGGCGGTCACCCCGCACGACTCGAACGCCAACGTCTGGGAGGCCCTGTTCGTGGGCTCCGCCGGCACGCTCAAGGTCACCCGCCCGGGAGGGACCACCGTCACGTTCGGCAACGTCCCCGCGGGCACCCTCCTCCGGATCCAGACGGTCGTGGTCTGGGCCACCGGCACGAGCGCCACGAACATCGTCGGCATGAAGGGCTGACCCACGTGCCCGCCCCGGTGCGCTACCCGCCCGGCGCCGCGCGCGTGGTCGTCACCCTGCTCGAGGAGCGCGACGACCTCGAGGCCGAATACGCGGTCGAGCTCCGCGCGCAGGCGCGGGCGACGTCGTCCACGGCGCGCGACGTTGTGCTGGCCGCCGGCGTCGCTGTCTGGACGATGCGGGAGCACGCGCGGGCCCTGCGGTCGCTCCGGGCTGTCGGTGGCGCGTTCGGGGGCGCCCTGTCGGCCCTGGCCCGCCGGGCCGCGCTCGCGGGTGTGGTCCTCGGCGCCCGCCAGCAGCCCCGCGCCATACGGGCGTTCAGCGGGCGCAAGGTGCGGCACATCGAGGCCGAACTCGTCGACGTCAACGACGCCATCGGCGCCCGCACCGAGGGTGTCGGGGTGTCCGCGGGCGAGGCTGTGGCAGCCATCGCCGTGGCGACGAGCCTCGGGGCTGCTCGAGCGGGGTGGTCCGTCTCGGAGCTCGCGACGACGCTGACCCCGAGCGTCCTGCGCCGCGCCGAGGACCGCGGAACGGCCGTCCTCGTGACCGAGATGGTCGCGGGCCTCGAGGCCGGCGGCGAGGCGTGGCGGCGGAAGGCAGGCATCCGGCGCAAGGTCTGGGACGCGACCCGCGACCGCAAGGTGTGCCGCCGCTGCCTGGCCAACGATCGGCAGGTCGTCGACGCCGACGAGCCGTTCCCCGATGGGTCTTGGGACGCGCCGGCGCACACGCGGTGTCGGTGCGCGACGATGCCATGGTCGGACGACTGGACGCGCGACTTCGACGAACTCGGGCTGACCCCAGGGCCGCGCGCTGGCGTCGCCGGGTCGGTCGAGGACAAGGTCTTCTCGTACGTCGCCCCGTCGTTGTCGGGCCCGTAACGCTCGGCCAGCGAGGGTGGACTTCCACGGCGGCCGGTTCGGTCGCTGCACCTCACACGACGGAGGAACACCATGTCGGACCAGCCTGGGGGCGGAGCCCCCGACCAGCAGCAGACGTTGACGTTGGAGTCCGTGACCGAGCTCGTGACCAAGACGGTCAACGCGGCCATCACGGGGCGCGAGAAGCGCTTCACCGAGACCCTGGCCAAGACGCTCGAGGAGCGGTTCGCGAAGTTCGCGGAGAGCCTCCCGAAGCCGGCCGACCCGACCGCCGAGCCCGAGGGCAAGGCCGGCAAGGTCGACCCCGAGCTCGTCAAGCTGCGCCAGGAGATGGACGCGACCAAGAAGCGGCTCGAGGCCAGCGAGAAGGCCCGTGCCGAGGCCGAGACCCGCAGCCGGCGTGAGAAGGCCACCAACCTGCTGTCGAGTGCCCTCGGCAAGTTCGCCGTCTCCGAGGCGGTGGGCGTCCTCACCAAGGCCATGATCGGCGACGTCGTGTTCGGCGACGACGGCGAGCCGATGCTGCCGCTCCCCGACGGCAGCGGCACGAGCACGATCGACGCGGTCGTCAGCGAGTGGGCCAAGAGCGACGCCGCCAAGGCGTTCAAGCCCGCGCCCACCGCGGGTGGCAGCGGGGCGCGCAGCGCGGGCAAGGGGCAGCCGGTGCAGATCGCTCCCGGCACCAAGGTCTCGGACCTGACCGACGCGCAGCGCGACGCCATGTTGGCCGCGCGCAGCTGACGTCGACGAGCGAAGTCGGGCCGAGGTGCGGGCCGCCATGACGGTGGCCCTGCACCCGTCCCGCGCATTGCGGGCCTGCAAGGAGCAACACCGCAATGGCCGATACGCCGCAGACGTTGAGCTCGATCAGCAATGCCCTCGGGCAGAAGTACCCGGACCGCATCATCCGGAACATCAACCGCATGTCCGTGCTCCTCGCGATCCTCCCGATCGTCGCGGGAGCGGGGAAGAACTGCGCCTGGGACGCCGAGGGCGACGGCGCCATCGGCGAGAACTTCTCTGAGGGCGCGGACGTCAGCAACTACGGGTCGGACACGATCCAGCCCGCGACGCTGAACTGGGGCGCGTACCGCTCCAACTTCCGGATCCACCACCTCGCCGCCGCCGCGGCGATGACGAACCAGGCCGGCCCATCCGACGCCAACGATCTGCTCGCCCGGAACATCATGAATTCGGCGAGCAAGCTCGCCAGCACGATCAACGGCGTCGCCTACTCGGGCGCGGGCACCGGCACCACGATCGCGGGCCTCCACGGCATCGCGGTCGACTCGACCGGCACCTACGCCAACATCGACCCGGCGACGTACACGTGGTGGGTCTCGACCGAGAACGACAGCGCCGGCGCGCTGCTCACCATCGACCAGATCCGCACCGACATCGGCGCGATCTACGACGCCTGCGGCATGGCGCCTGACTTCGCGCTCTGCTCGACGGCCGTCTTCAACAAGGTCAAGGCCCTCTTCGACGCGCAGCTGAAGTACAACCTCTCGGCCGAGGTCGTGACCGCACGCGGCGCGATCAAGCTGGTCAACAGCCCCGAGGTCATCGTGATCGACGGCTGCCAGTTCATCCGCGACAAGGACGCGACCGCGTCGGCGATCATCTACGGCAACAGCGAGTTCATCGAGTGGCAGGTGCTCGCCCAGCCGCAGGGCTTCGCGTCGCCCATCGTCGACATGATCGGCCAGACCGACCCGTCGGCGGCCAACCTGCTCCGCGGGCTCTACGCCTACGAACTCGGGCGCACCGGGTCGAGCCGCAAGGTCTCGGTCGAGGCGCACCTGCAGCTGGTCATCCGCCGCCGCAACGCCTTCGGCAAGCGCCTCAACATCGGCTGATCGGGCCTGGTCGGGCGGGGCCTCCTCGAGGTTCCGCTCGGCCGGTTCGTCCCACAAGGACACCACCACCATGGCCAAGCGAGTCCGCAACCTGACCGAGACCCTGGCGCCCGCCGTCGCGACGGAACTCAACGCCCTCCGCCGCGCGGTCGCCGCTGCCGCGTCTGCCGTCCACGCCGACGTGACCTGTGTCGGCGACGCCGCCGGTACGCAGCTGACGATCTCCGTGGCAAACGCCTCCGACCTCGCCACGAGCATCGCGCTCGCGAACGAGATCAAGCGCGTCCTCAACCTCCACTACGCCGACAGCTCGCGCGCCCACAAGGCCGCGAACAGCGCGGTCGCCACCGCCGACGCGACGGACCTGACCAGCGTCCAGACGCTGCTCAACGCGCTCAAGACCAGCTACGAAACCCACCGCGCGTCGACGACGTACCACTACACCGCCGACGTCACGAACACCATCTCGGCGGCGAACGCGACCGACCAGAGCACCGCGAACACCCTCGCGAACGAGCTCAAGACGGACATCAACGCGCACGGCCTCGCGGCCCTCGCCGGCTCGTCCCTCGAGGTGGTGAGCCCGTGACCCGTCTCCGCTACGTCGGGACGCTGTCCTACGAACTCCGCGCCGACGGCAAGGCCTTCCCGGTCTCGCCCGGCGTGGAGTTCGTTGTCAGCGACTTCGCCGCGGCGGCCGTGATCAAGCGCGGCACGCCGGTCGAGATCGTCCTCGCAGGGGGCGATCGACCGGCGCCTGCCGCGGCCACGGTCAACGAAGTCGAGCTTTCCGAGGCGGAGGCCATGGCGAACGACGAGGACGCTGAACCGGCCGTCGGAGACGACCCCATGCCCGAGGCGGCACCCGCCCTCGACGGTGTCACCGAGGAGCCTTCTCCGGCGCCCCGCCCTGCCCGGCGCCGCCGCGGTGGATGACCCGTGGCCTTCACCGAAGCCCAGAAGGTGAAGATCCGCGAGTACTGCGGGTTCCCTGCGTTCGCGACGGCGAGCACGGTGCTCGAGAGCACCATGGACCTCATCGGCGCGAACGCTTCCCAGCAGGCCGAGGCGGAGGCCGTGCTGGCAGCCCTCGCCGCCGTCGAGACCGAGATCAGCAGCACCCTCGGCCATGTCGAGTTCGAGAAGGCGGAGGAGGTCACCCTCGACCGGGACCGCGACCGAAATCTACGGACCCGCGGGCGTCGAGAGGTCCACCGGCTCTGCTACATGCTCGGTCTCGACGGGCCGATCCGCGACGTGTTCGCGACGGGGTGGTCCGGCGGCGTCATGGGGTGGGCCGGGTGAGCCATGGCGACCATCCGCGAGAAGGCCCTCGACCTGTTCGCCACGGCGCGGACCGAGCTGATCGACCAGAAGGCCGGGCTCCGGCGCTACACGGTCTACGTCCGCCGCAAGGTGCCGAGCGACAGCCGCATGGGCCTCGGCGCCGGCATCACGCGCACGGACACCGCCATCGCCGAGAAGCCGCGCGTTCGGCAGGCGACCCAGCAGGACGTGGTCGCGAGCGGCGGCAAGATCGAGATCGCCGACTTCATCCTCGACCGCATCACGCCGCGGAACGACGCGAACACGGTGGGCACCTCGCTCGCGTCGCTGACGGTCGCCCCGACGACCGTCGGTGAGCAGGTCTTCGTCGTCCTCGACGGGCCAGGCATGCCCACCTACGTGGCGGGGCCGCCGCCGAGCGGGGGCGGGGAGTTCACCGTCGTCGACATCGACCCGACGCGGAACTTCGCCTTCTCCATGGTGATCCGGCCGGCCACGGGGCGCCGGTGACGGTCGTTCTCACCACCCACGACGAACTCCCGCAGTTGCTCGCCCGCCTCGAGATGGAGACGCGCGCGGCCATCCTCGCGGCGAACGTCGAGGCTGCCGTCGCTGGGCAGCGGATCGTGCGCGCTCACGTCCCCGTCGACACGGGCGAGCTCCGCCGGCAGACCCGCGCGGAGGCCACGGGCGCCACCATGGGCGTCGTCGCCGAGATCGTCGAGGACACGCCCTACGCGGCCGCGCAGGAGGCCGGCACGCGCCCGTTCACGCCGCCGCTCGGGCCGCTGATCGAGTGGGCGAAGCGGCAGGCCACCAACCTCGGGCTCGACGAGGGGGAGGTCTACCCGTTCGCCAAGGCGGTGCAGCTGCGGATCGCGCGCGAGGGCATGCGGGCGAAGTGGCACACGCGCGACGCCCAGCCCGAACTCGGCAAGGTCCTCGAGCGCTACTTGCGGATCCAGCTAAGTCGCCTGTACCGCTGACCCATGCCCGTCCCGACCCCCCTGGTCACCTCGCCCGAGGCCGCGGGTCTGTCCGCCCTCGCCACCTACCTCGAGGCCGAGCTCGCGGCGGACGCGAACCTCGTCAACAGCGACGTTGTCACCCAGTGGCCGGACCCCCTCGACGCGCTCGAGTTGTCACCGACCCGCGTGGTCGTGGCCCTCATCCGCGCCGGCAAGCCCGAGCGGCACGGCTACCTCGGGCGCCCTCGCCGCAGCCGGGTCACCACCTCGGGCGGCGTGGTCCGGTACGACTACGGCACCGTCGAGCAGCCAATCACCATCGGCCTCTACGCGCATTCGATGGCGATGCGGGACGATGTGGACCAGTGGCTCTGGGAGCGCCTCAACCGCCCGTTCTGGGACACAGTGACGCCGGCCGCAGCCACGACGCTCGCGGCGGCCATCACCGTCGCCGAGGTCGAGCAGGTCGTCACGCTGGCCAGCCTCGCCGGGGCGTGGCCGGGCACGGTGCTCGAGGTCGACTCGGGCGCGTCGCGGGAGTGGCTCAAGGTGCTCGACGTCACTCCGGCCGGCATCGTCTGCAAGCCCAGGCTCACGCACTCGGCGGGTGTCACCGTCGTCGAGGTCGCCGCGCGGCGCGAGACGGCGGCGCGGGGTCTCTACCTCCGCGCGGCCGACCACTACAACGTCACCGCGGCGATCCTGTGCGAGGACGCCACCCAGACGCTCGACGACGCCGAGGGTGGCCGCGGGTCGCAGCGGCAGGAGTGGCGGAGCCTCCGCGCCGGCACGCTGTCCGCCGCCTACATCCGCGAGGTGCAGGGCGTCACGCTGCAGGACACCCTCACGGCCCGCGGCTACCACAGCACGAACGCCGACGTGGACGGGGCCGCGGTCGACGTGACCATCTTCCCCTGACGCCGGCCCCGATGTCGGGCGGTCTCGCGCGCGGGCGCGAGCGTCGCCGGCATGGGTGCCAAGGTCATCTCCTCCCTCGCCGAGGCCTACGGCCGCGGCATCTACATCTCGTTCGTCAAGGCGATCAAGGCCGTCAAGGGCCTCGGCACCGGCCGCTCCGTCATCGTGGGGCAGTTCCCGTGGGGGCCGATCAACCAGATCGTCGACTACGACACCCCCGGCGAGTTCCGGCGGAAGTTCGCGCCCGACGGCAGCGACCGCACCGGCAGCGGCTACAACTGCGTCGTCAACTTCCCCTGGACGGACCTGCGCATCGTCCGCGTCCTCGGCGCCACCCCGGTCCGTGCGAGCGTGAACCTGCAGAAGACCGGGCCGGCGAACTGCGTGGCCGTCACCGCCCTATACTACGGCACCACCGGCAACTCGATCGTCTGCACGGTCGCCGACGCCTCGAACGGCATCGCCAACAGCTTCGACCTCACGATCACGCTCACCAACAGCACCACGGGCAAGAGCACCGTCGAGGTCTACCGGAACGTCGACTCGACGCAGACCGGCGCCGCCTACTGGACGAACCTCACCGCGGGCACCAACCCGAACCCGTCGCGGCTCGTCGACGGGCTGGTCAAGAGCGCCACCGGGCGGCCCGTCAACGGCACCTACAACCTGGCCAGCGGCTCGGACGGCTCGTCGATCGTGTCCGGCGACTACCTCGGCACGCCGGGCAGCGCGGACAAGGGCGTCGCGCTCCTCGAGTCGGACCCGAACGTCAACTTCTTTTTCTGCGACGAGGTGCCGTCCGGCATCCTCTCGACCGTCAACACCGGCCTCAAGGCGCACGCCGTCCTGATGAACGACCGGCGGATCGCGATCTGCACCGGTGCCGCCGGCGAAAGCGCCTCGACCGCCAAGACCAACGCGGCCGCGCTCGGGTCGGGCGTCACCGCCTACGTCTTCCCGCACGGCAAGGTGCGCGACGAGGACGCGGTCAGCGACACCGCGACCAAGATCACGATCCCCCTGCCGGCCGCGCTCGCCTCCCTCGCGAGCCTCATGCAGCCGCACCTCTCGCCGGCGTACAAGAACAAGGAATTCACCAAGGCCCTGTCGAACATCCTCGAGCTCGACGTCTCGAACACGTCCGCGTCGGCCCTCGACGCGCTCGAGCGGGCCGGCGTCATCGCGTTCGAGGCCAACAGCGACGGCGTGTTCTCGCCCTACGACTCGATGCTGACCGACGGCTCGACGTACTTCTGGGAGCAGCGCATGAAGCGGTGGATCCCGTTCAGCGCCGCCGCCGCCCTCGAGGAGTACCGCAACGGCCCGAACGACACCGAGCAGCAGGAGGACGAGCGCACGATCCTCTCGTCGTTCCTCGGGGAACTCGTGGGCAACGGCAAGCGGGACCACATCTTCCGCCCGTCCATCGCCGACGGCGGACTGCTCCCGACCGAGGCCACGAACAGCGCCGCCGACATCGCCGCGGGCGACTTCACCATCGGCTACCAGGTCACCCTCATCGCCGAGCAGAAGCGCATCATCCTCTCGGGCGAGCTCTCGTCGTCGACGCTGGTCACCGAGAGCGTGACCCCGGTCTGATAGTCGGGCCCGCCGGCCAGCGGCGGCGACGTCTTGGCCATGGCCGAGACGACGCCGAACCGCGGGCAGAGCACGACGATCTCCGTCTACGTCGAGAAGAAGAAGCTCGGCGGGGACATGACGCGCGTGACGAACTTCAAGGTGCAGAAGGAATACGTCGAGGGCGAGGATCGCTACCTCGGCAAGTCCGACGCCGAGCCGTGGCAGGTCTGCACCGGCGCGTCGGGGTCCTTCGACATCGAGGAGACGGACGCCGCGCTGTTGAACCAGGTCGAGGCGGCCCTCACCGCGGCCGAGGTCGCCGGGCAGAAGCCGGACATCGTCATCGTCCAGCGCGTCAACAACAGCAACGGGACGACGGCCAAGACGACCTACAACAAGTGCACGGTCAAGCGCTCGACGGACGTCCCCGGCCAGTTCGACAAGCGCAAGCACACCTACACGTTCAAGTCGACGCGCCCGGCGGAGGAGTGAGCCGGTGCGGGCCAAGATGCCGAAGGCCGGCGCGGCCCCCGTCGGGGTCGCCGAGGCTGCCCGGAAGGAGCGCCGGATCCTGCTCCCGACCAACCGCGTCGCCGTCTTCGCCGTCCCGAACGTCGGCGAGTTCTTGGCCCTGCGCGACGAGTCTCTGCGGTCGGCGGAGAGCGGCGGTTTCCGCGGCAACGCCTCGGGCGTGTCCCTCGCGTTCGGGCGGCTCGTCCTCCGGCGCCACCTTCGCGGCTTGTCGCTGCCGGTCCCGATGATCTGGAAGGCGCCGGCGCCGCCCGAGGACATCCTCACCGCCTGCACCGCCGCCGTCGCCGCGCGCCGCGCCGCGCAGGCCGCTCAAGGCGGGGCCCCGTTCTCCGACGAGCACGCGGCCGCCGTCGTCGAGACGCTGGCCGAGGTCGTGCGCCTGCTCTGCAACGGGGCCGGGGAGGACGCCGCCGAGGCTCGGGCGTCCGAACTCGCCCTGTCCCGCGGGCTCGACCCCGAGGGCGTCTACGCGGGCGCCGAGACGCTGGCCACCGACGTCGAGGCGATGAAGGCCGCGGCCAAGGTCCACCCGGTCACGGACATGACCTGGGCGGGCGACGAGGCCAGCGACGCCGCCGACTTCCTCGCCCGCGCGCCGACGGCCGAGATCGGCACGCCGGACGCCGCCGACTGGCTCGGGCTCACCGACTACGCCAACAGCCTGTCCGCCGATCTCATGCAGGTCCGCGCCGACCCAAAAGCGAAGACGAGGATCCGGTCCGTGCGATGATCCGACGGTGCATCGCCCTCTCGATGCACGTCGGGCACCAGCCCAGGAGCGAGGTCCTCGCGGTGCCGGTCGAGGACTGGTTCGCTGAGCTCCACCACCTTGTCGACCTGTGGCGCGAGATCAAGGGCGCGGACCCCCTCGGCTCGTAGCGTCGAGGCCGTGGCCATCGAGTACGTCGTTCGCACAACCTACCAAATCGCCGGCAACCCCGAAGGCCGCGCCTCGGGCATCGCTGGCGCCTTCGGCAGCATCGCCAGCGCCGCGGGGAAGGCCGGTGCGGCGTTCGACGGCCTCGTAACCAAGGCCGCGCAGTTCGCCGCGGTGGGCGCCTCCCTGGCGGCCGCCGGCGGGCTCGCCGCAGTGAAGACCGGCCTCGTCGACATCAACGCGCGACTCGAGGACACCGAGATCGGCTTCGCCACCATCTTCAACATGATGGGCGCGGCCGGATCGTTCCAGGGCGGGCTCGAGCAGGCGAAGAGCCTCATGGCGGACATCCGCAAGGACGCCGCGGCGCTCCCCGGCGAGTTCGCCGATTTCACGGCGATGGCGCAGACCATCACCGCGCCCCTGCTGAACGCCGGGAAGGGCATCGCCGACATCCGCAACCTCACCCGCGACACCGTCGTGGCCACGGCCTCCCTGCTCGGCACCGACAAGGCCCGCATGGAGCAGGGCGCGCGGGAGATGGCGCAGCTGCTCGAGGGGCACGCCGGCGGGCACAACGCGCTCGGCACCCGCCTCGGCATCACCACCAGCACCATGGTCGGCAGCAAGGCCTTCAACAAGGCCACCGCCGAGGAGCGCTACGAGTTCATCACGCAGAAGCTGTCGAAGGCCAAGGAGTCGATGGGGGCCTTCCAGAACAGCTGGTCCGGCCTCACCTCGACGATGGTCGACGGCGTCAAGATGCTGCTCGGCCGCGCCACCATGCCGCTGTTCGAGCGGATGAAGACCGAGGTCGCGCGGATCAACAAGCTGCTCGACAGCCCGAACGCCGGTGTCTTCGCCGACCGCGTCGGGAACGCCCTCGTCGTCGCCTTCAACTGGCTCGTGGCCAAGACCGAGTGGATCGCGAAGCACTGGGACGCGATCGCCGAGGTCGTGCGCGAGCTCGCGGACGGTCTCGTCAAGGCGTTCGAGAAGATCGCGCCCATCGCGACGAAGATCGGTCACGCCGTCGGCGGCGCATTCATCGACAACCCGACGGGTGCCGTCGAGAGCATGCTGGCCGCCCGCGCCGGCCTCTACGCCGCCCAGAACGCCCCGGCGGCGATGGGCGCCATGGGTGGCGGGGCAGCGGGCGCCGGGCTTGCCGGCGGGGTCATCCTGGCCCTGATCGGCGCCTTCGACCTGCTCACCACCTCGGCCAACGAGGCCGGCACGGCGTCCCAGCAGCTCATGGTCGAGGGCGCACACGCCATGTGGGCGCAGACGCTGGACGTGCTCGGGCACCTCTGGAAGGACATCGGCGACATGGGCCGGAACCTCTGGGAGGCCGTCCAGCCTGCCGCCGACGCCCTCGGGGTCGTGCTCCTCGCCGCCATCGAGGGCGTGGTGGTCGCCTTCGACGGCCTCGTGATGCTGGTCGGCGGGCTCGCCCAGGCCATCACCAACGCCGTCGTCACGATCAAGTCGTGGCTCGGCGGCCCGACAACCTCGGTCAACAGCCTCGCGCCGCCGCCGACCGACAAGCACATGACCGAGCCCCCGACGCTCTACGGGACCGGCTCGGGCAACGTCATGCAGGACCCGAAGGCCGCCAAGGACGCCGCGGCGCTCATGAAGAAGGTGGCCGCCTCGCACGGCGCGGGCAAGACCAACGTCAACGTCACCGTGCAGAACACGATCCTCGACCAGTCCGACCCCGAGCGCCTGGCGATGTCGATCAGCCACACCATCGTGCGACTCGCCAAGAGCCCGCAGACCGCCCTCGGCTTCCCCACCTTCCAGCACGCCTGACCCCATGTCGACCACCGCGCTCTACTTCGAGGAGATCGACGGGCAGCGCCGCAAGGTGCGCCTCGAGGGCTCGGCCGCGCCCATCGGCGGCATCCGCGCCGGGGATCCGGCCTTCACCCTCGGCGGCGAGGTGCGCGGGCCGAAGCAGTACGACCCCGGGCGCCAGGCCCCGAACCGGCATGTCACCGGCACCAAGGAGAACGACCTGGTCGTCAAGGTTCACCTCCGCGACGTGCTGACCGGCGTCTCGGGGCAGGCGACGCGCACCCGCCAGCTGATCGACGCGATCCGCCTCGCCGCCCGGCCCCTGCGCATCGTCTGGGGGAAGGAACTCCGGCGCGGCATCCTGCAGAAGACGGAGTTCGGCGTCGAGGGCGAGGGGGACTACACCGGAACGCTGACGTTCGAGGTCTACGACGCGGGCGACTCGGGGTTCCAGCGCCGGACGCGGCGCGTGGCCCTGGCCCTGCCCGGGACGTTCGACGACGTCCTCGACGAGTTCGCGGCGCGCCCCGCCGCCATGGTGGCGATCCCCGGCTTCTCGTTCGACGTCGGGACGGTGCTGGTCGAGCTCTACGCGGCGGCCACCCGACCACTGGCGGAATTGCTCCGGCTCGTCGACGCCGTCACCCAGGGGGCGGGCGACACCCTCGCCACCTTCGGCGCGCTCACGCAGGCGGCCGCAGCGCTCATCGCTCGCTGCGCCGACCTCGCCGCCTACCTGGGCGCCTACGACGACCCGATCGCTCTCGACGACGCCCTGGCGCGGGCGCGGTGGGCCCGGCAGCGGGCCGAGGCCCTGGCCGCCCTCGGGGAGGTGTCGAAGCGTGCGTTCGACCTCGGCGCCTCCGCGGAGACCCGCGCCAAGGGCACCGGGCGGACGGGCGGACGGATCTACGTCTCCCGCGCCGGCGACACCGTCGAGTCGATCGCGCGGCTGAACGGCTGCTCGCCCGAGGACGTCCGCGGGCTCAACCCTGCGCTGCCCCTCGGCATCCTCGCGACGGGGACGACGGTGGTGCTGCCGTGAGCGCGGCGCCGGCGTTGCGCCCCGGGCTGCGGCACTTCTACCCGCGAGCCGTGGTCCGGGTGACCGCGATCCTGTCGCTCTCGCTCGAGCAGGACGCGACGACCCAGGTCACGTTCCTCGTCGACCCGCGGTCCTGCCGCATCGAGCGCAACGACTTCAACACCGCCGACACCGCCGAGATCGAGATCGACGCGAGCCGTTTCCCGGTCCTCCCGCGGATGATCCGGCAGGCGCTCGTCCAGGTCTACGCCGGCGACGCGCTCGGGGTCGGCGCCGACGCTATCGACTTCGGGGACGAGTTCGTGCGGTTCATCGGCTACGTCGACTCACCCGAGATGTCGCTGAACGACATGGACGGCGTCATCCGGTGGAAGGCCCGCGACTACACCGCCCTCCTGCTCGACATCCGCCGCCCGAGCGTCGACATCGTGCCGCGCTACACCGACAGCCTCGAGGACGCCCTGCGCCGCATCCTCGACAGCGTGCCCGGGGGCGAGTCGCTGGGCATGCGGCTGCTGATCGACGGCGTCGAATCGACGGAGTGGCCCGCCCTGTCCGACGGCGCTCCCCCGGGGCTCGCCGAAGCACGGATGCCGGTCAAGCCGGACTGGACGGCGTGGCACCTGGTCAAGGCGGCGTGCGACCCCGCGGCGCTCATCCCGTCGTTCGAGCTCGACACCCTCGTGGTCCGGTCGTCGCGCGGGCTCCGGCCCCCGACCCGGCGGCCGGCGTTCATCTACGGCGAGAACCTGCAGGAATTCAAGGAGACGCGCGACCTCGGCAAGCTCCGCGAGGGGATCGGGCTCGTCGGCTACTCGGTGGTCGACCGGAGTTCGCTCTACGCCGTGTTCCCGCCCCCGGGCGACGCAGCGATCGCCAAAAGTCAGAGCAAGGTCGGCAAGGTCGCGACGACGAAGAACGGCAAACCCAAGGGCGGGAAGGTCATCAAGTCGTCGGCCGGCGCGCGCTTCGATGCGAACGACAAGCGCAAATGGTTCCCGTTCGGCGCGGTGGCGTCGCAGGAGGCGCTCGACGCCGCGGCGGAACAGATCTGGCGCCGTCGCTCGAGGGGCGAGTTCGAGGGGTCGTTCAAGGCGGCCCGGATGGTCGTGCCGGACGACACCGCCGCCGAAGCCGACTACGACGTGACCGGGCTCGCCTCGGGCGATCGCGTCATGCTCGACGTCCTGCCAGAGCACCGGGCAATCCTCGGGCGCTACCCGTCCGCCGCCGACCGGGAGGCTGCGCTCGTGGACGTCGGCTACGATCGGGGCGTGGCGACGGCGCTGGTGGCCGTCTACGAGGCCGGGCTCGACTCGCCGCGCGAGGTCTACGTCCGGCGAGCGACCCACGTCTACAGCGAGTCCGAGGGCTACAGCCTGACCGTGGACTACGCCAACCTCATCGACGGGAGCGTCAAGCCGTGAGCGCCGCCAAGCAGTTCCTCGACCCCACCGCCCTCGAGGAGGCGTTCGGCGCCATGGTCGGCGCCCACCGAAGCCAGGACCCGCGCGAGCCGCTGGTGGAGTTCGCGACGTTCAGCGGCGACGCGGGCGACGTCAAGATCGCCGACGGGTGCTGCTACCTCCGGCTCACCCGGCACGGTGCCATCGACGACGAGGGCAAGGCCCACGAGATGTGGGCGCGGCTCGCGGCCCCGGGCGGCCTCTGGGTCGTGCCCCGCGTCGAGACCGAGATGCTTGTGGTGGCGCCGGGTGGCGTGGGCGTCGGTGCGGCGTGGGCCTTCCACGCGGCGCAGAGCCCCCGCGCCAAGGTCTCGCGCGACCAGGCCTACCTGGACCTCGACAGCGAAACGACGCTCCTCGCGCTCGCCAAGGCCTTCGTCTTCCGGGCGGCGGCCTGCACCTTCGGCGTCGACCCGGCCACCGGAGCCTTCCAGGTGTCGTTCTCGAACGGGACCCGGCTCGAGGTCACCTCGTCGGCAATCCGCCTCGTGGTCTGCGACGCCACCGGGGTCGCCACCGCGGTCGTCGTCGACGCCACCGGAGTCACCACCGCGTGCGCCCCGGCCGGTGTGCCGAGCGTGACCCACAAGATCGACGGCACGGCCGGCAGCGTCGTCTCCAAGGGCACCGGCACGTTCAGCGCCCAGCACCCCTACGGCGCCCTCGGCCTGACCGCCGCCCTCGGCATCGCCTACGGTGCGAGTTCGCCCTCGGTGCCGTCCGCTACGTGGAGGGTCCAGCCGTGAGCCTGTGCCTCTTCCCGGTCATCATCGGCGTTCCGTCCGTCACCGCGCCGCCGGGGCCGTGGCAGGCGACCCACGTCTACGCGCCAAACAACAAGGTCATCAACGGCACGTCGCCGGCGCGGATCTACGTCTGCACGGTCGGCGGCACCTCCGCCGGCGCGGGCGGCCCGACCGGAACCGGGACCGGCATCGTCGACGGCACCGTGACCTGGGACTACGTCGCCGACGTCCCGGGGATCCCCGCGGCGCCGACGCTGACCCTGCCGACGCCTGCGTGTCTGCTGGACCTCGTGTAGTGGGGTAGCCGGCGGCATGCGGGCGATCGTGCGCCATGCCCCTCGCGACGACCGCCGCCCTCGAGCTCCTCAAGGCCGCCCTCAAGGCCGTCGACCCGTCCTGGCGGAGCGGCGCCTCCCGCTACCTCGGTCTGCACACGGCGAACCCGGGTGTCGGCGGCAACCAGACCACGAGCGAGTGCGCCTACACGGGCTATCTGCGCGTCGCCATCACCGCGGCGACGGGGTGGAGCGACGCCAACCCGATGCTGAACTCGGCGCTGATCCAGTTCAACAAGGCGACCGCGGCGACGACCGAGCTGATCTCTCACCTCACCGTCGGCACGGCGTCGAGCGGCACCGGGCAGATCCTGGTCATCGCGTCGCTCGTCGATCCGTTGCAGATGGCCATCAACATCCAGCCGCAGTTCGGAGCGGGTGACATCTCCGTCGCCCTGAGCTGACCCATGGACGGGATCCACGTCATCGCGGCGCGGCAGGCGGTCCTTCGGGCGGCGATCGCAGCGGTCAACGACGGGTCGATCGCCGCGGGGCACCCCGTCGCCGACGCGGTCGAGACCCTGCGGCGTGCCGAGGCGATGCGGCCGATGTACACGTGCGCGGCGTGCGGGCGCGCGGTCGTCGTCCAGGTCGTCAACGGCGAGTCGAAGACCGTGCGCGCGTGCCCCCACGAGGACGCGACGATCCTGGCGCGCGGAGTCGCGCATGGCGTCGTTGTCGCCACGGTCGCAGCGGGGTGAACGATGGCCGGATTCCGCAACGTCCGCGAGATCGCCGACGCCTACGACGACGGGCGCGAGTTCTTCTCCGCCTGGCGCAAGGTGCCGACGGTGACGACGGCCGCGGGGTACTGGCTCGACCTCTCGCTCTCGCCCGGCAACCCCTCGCCGAACTACTACGCGACGGCGCCCTTGACCGCGGCGCGGCTCGCCCAGTCGACCGATGGCGGCATCCGACACGGCGCCAACGTCGCGCCGGGCCGGAAGTTCCTCCGCGAGTTGCTCGGCTGGTCGAGCACGGCCGGCGGCAACCCGCTCGCCTGCCTGCTGTGCGACTACCTGCTCTACTACCCGTTCGTCCCCGAGGACGACGTCGGCAACCCGCAGATGATGGACAACACCATCGGCCTCTCGCGGTACACCGACGGCGAGGGCGTCCAGATCATGGCGGTCGTGCGCGACGCCCACAGCGCGGCGGGCAGCACGTTCCAGGTCTCGTACACGAACAGCCGCGGCGTGGCCGGGCGCCTGACCCAGCCGGCGACGTTCGGGGCGCAGACGGTCACCGGGACCATCCTCGCCCGCAACGCCGGCGCAGGATCGTTCGCGCCGTTCCTGCCGCTGCAGGACGGCGACACCGGCGTTCGCTCGATCGAGTCCTGCACCATCCTCACCGGCGGCGACGTGGGCACGTTCGTGCTCGTCCTCGTGAAGCGCATCGGGATCCTGAACCTCCGCGGCATCGACGCGCCGCGCGAGATCGACCCGCTCAAGGATCACGGGTTGCGCATGCCCCGCATCGAGGATGATGCCTTCCTCGGCCTCGTCGCCCTGACCGCCGGCAACGTCTCCGGCGCGCAGATCTACGGCACCATCCAGACGGCGTGGAGCGAGTGAAATGGCCGGATTCAGCAGCCTGGACGACTTCGTCAACGAGACCACCGTCAACGGCAAGTCGCTGGACATCGACTTTAACAAGCTCACGCACGCCGTCACCGCGCAGGTCGCGGGCGAGTGGTACTGCCTCTTCCACGCCGCAGGCAACCCGACCAACGGCGTCCTTTCGGGCGGCACGAACAAGAGCTTCCAGAGCTTGTGCGAGGAGTCGACGGGTGCGATCCGGCACGGCGGCTCGGTGAGTCCCGACACCAAGCACCTCACGTTCGCGCAGATCGTGACGTCGGCGGCGACCGCGAACCCGAGCAACTTCCTGCTCGTCGACCTGCTGGGCTTCTACCCACTGACGACGGTGACGACGACGGGCGACCAGGCCACGGTCCACAGCGACACCTTCACCGCGAACGCCGGGACAGACGTCATCACGCACTCGGCGTACGACATCGCATCGTTCACCCGCGTGCAGCTCACGACGACGACCACGCTTCCGGCCGGCCTCGCGCTCGCAACGGACTACTGGACGATCCGCCAGAGCAGCACGACCAGCAAGCTCGCGACGTCCTACGCCAACGCCGTCGCTGGCACTGCGATCGACATCACCGACGCGGGCACCGGCACGCACACGATCACCACGTACCTGCCGCGGTACGAGGACGGCAAGGGCGTGGACGTCTTCGTCACGCCGACCACGGTCATGGGCGCGGCGACCCCGAACATGCGCGTGACCTACACGGACAGCGACGGGACCGCGGGGCTCGTCACGCCGACCACGCTGCCGATCGGGAAGACCGCAGCGCCCGTCGGCCTGATCGCCTACTCCGGCACCGGCTCGGGGAAGTTCGGCCCGGCGATGCCACGTGCGTCGGGCGGCAAGGGCGTCCGCAAGCTCGAGCAGGTCAACCTCTCGGCCTCCTACGTCTCCGGCGCCCTCTCCTACGTGATGTACAAGCGCCTTTCGCCGATCATCCCCGCGACGACGCTCGGCGTCCCCGGAGAGCGCGACCTCGTGACCCAGTTCCCGTCGATGCCTCGGATCCGCGACGGCGCGTGCCTCGCCCTGCTCATGCTCGCGGGCGCGGCTACGCCGGTGTCCACGCCCTTCTACGGCGTGCTCGGCGGCGGGTGGGGGTGACGTCGTGGCGCTCGTCGGCAACGGCAGCGTGCTGCTCAAGAGCCCGGGCAGGTGGTGCGGCGGCGTCTACCCCGGCGGCGAGCGAGCGGCGGCCTGGGACGGGTCGCCGTCGCGGCTCCGCGCTCAGTTCGTCGGCGGCTTCGCGGCGACGGCGGCGATCCCGTCGGGGTACGCCCCGGGCCGCGCGTGGTCTCCGCCCCTGACCGCCGGCGCGGCCAAGGCCGTCGGGACCGCCGAGCTTGCGACCGAGGCCACCGCAACGCTGACCGGGGGCCGCAACGGCGTCGCCACCACGGCCCTCACGCTCGACGCCGAGGCGGTCGGTGGGCTCGTCGCTGGGCTCGTCGCTGCCGTCACGCTGGCGACCACGGCGAGCGCCAACGCCGCGGGGGCTGCGGCCGGTGCCGCCACGGCCACCGCAGCACTCACCGCGAGCGCCACCGCCGGCGCTCTGGCTCACCTCGCGGCGACCGTCTCGGCGGCCGTCACCGCCAGCGCGGAGCCGACCGGCATCGGGCACGCCGCGGCCGTCGCCACGAGCTACACCGAACTCAGCGTCGAGGGCATGCGGGAGGCTGTGTGGGCGACCGCGGCCAGTGCCTTCAACTCCCCGGGCACCATGGGCGAGCTGCTCAACGCGGCGGGTTCGGGCGGCCTGGCGGTCGAGTTCCAGACCATCCTGCGCGAGCTCTACCGGCTCGCCGGTCTCGACCCGACGAAGCCGCTCGTGGTCACCGCGACGAGCCGCAAGGTCCCCGCCGACGGGACCGACATCGAGCAGACGATCACCGACGCGAGCGGGACGGTCACGGTGCAGCGGGTGTAGCCGTGGACGCGCTCGCCATCGCGGTCCGCGGGCTTGGGGCGCCGCTGTCCGCGCTCGCCATCGCGACCGAGGGCCTTCTCGGGGCAGGCGGAGGGCCGGCCAGCAGCGCGACCGCCGGCGCCGCACTGCGCACCGCCTCCCCTGCCGCCCTGCTGGGGGCTCCGTGGGTCGCCGCCCAGGTGGCGAGGCTCCGGCTCTCGGCGGCCCTGGGAGGCACGGAGCGGGGCGCCGGACTGCCATCGACGCGGCGCGCGGCAGTGGTGGCGGGGGCCGACCGTGGCGCTGCGTCTAGGTCTCCCCGCCGGGTGGCGTCCGTCGCTGTGGCGACGAGGTCCGTGTCGACGCCGACCCAGGCCGATCGCGGCGCCGATGTCGGGCGCATCCAGCGGGCCTGCGCCATCGTCGCTGTCGACCGGACCGCGATGGCCAACCTCGACCACATCACCAAGGGCGACGACTACACCGCCACTGTCACCCTCTACGAGGACGGGGCGCTCGCCGCGGGCCTCGCCGGCGCCACGGCCACCCTGCGCATCACCGACCCGGCCGGGACCACCACCAGCAAGAGCGGCACGGTCGACGCCGCGGCGGGCACAGTCACCGCCTCGTGGACGGACGCCGAGACCACCGCGCTCGCCACCGGCGACCACAAGTTCGACGTGCACGTGGTCAAGTCCGGCGGGGTGGACCTGACCTACCCCAAGGGGGGCGGCTATCTGACCCTGCGCGTCGTCGCCCCGCGCTCGGGCTAGCGCCAGCGACAGACGCCCGCGTCGAGGTCGCACCGCTGGCGGGCCCCGCAGTCGGTGTCGCCCGCGCAGGTCTGGCCGTCCGACGGGATGGTGGGCATCGGCTTGGAAGGGGCGGCCTCGGCCTCACCGTCGCCCGCTGGCGCGTCCGCAGCCACGTCCGCGGGCGTCGGGGCGGCCTCGGCGACGGGCCCGCAGGCGGCCAGCAGGATGGCGAGCAGGGCGGCGACGCGCATGTCCCAAGGGTGCGCCCTGGGGCCAGGAAGGGCAAGCGGGGCCCGAGCGGGCATGTGGGGGCCCGAGCCTGCGCCGCCGCATCGTCGGGGCCGTGGGCACCTTCCTCGACGACGACCCCAAGATCGACGCCTTCGGCGAGGACCTCGACTTCCCGCTGGCCCTGGACGGGAACGCCGATCTGGCCGTCATCCGCGGCGAGGACAACGTCCTGTCCGCGCTCCCGATCCGGGCGATGACCGCCGCGGGCGAGGTGCCGATCTACCCCGCCGACGGGGCAGACCTCGAGGACCTGCAGGGCGGGCCCGCCGACGAGGTGGCCCGTGGCGCCCTCGAGGCCCGCCTGCTCGAGCAGTACACCCGCGACGACCGGCTGGCCTCGGTCACCGTGACCAGCGACGACGGCGCCGAGCCGGGCGACACCACCATCCACCTCGCCGCCGAACTGCGGACGGGCACCCGGCTCGAGGCCGTCGTCCCGTTCGGGAGTTGACCCATGGCCCAGCCGCCCCGCGCCTCCGAGCTCCACGGACACTTCCTCGACGCGCTGCAGGTCTCCCTCGGCCGCAAGGTCGACGTGCGGCCCCTGTCGCGGTGGAACACCCTCGGCGCGGCCATCGCGCAGATCGGCGTCCGCGACAACCTCGTGGCCGTCCGCGCGCACGACGCCGCGTTTCTCGACACCGCCGAGGACGAGGACCTCGACACCTACTGCGCTCGGCGCGGGCCCGTACGCCGTCACGCGGCAGCGAAGGCCCTCGGCTCCTACACGCTCACCCGTGCCACCGCCGGAGCCGGCGCGGGGACGATCTACGCCGGCACCGAGATCCGTGTGCCCAAGGCCGCGGACGGGCGCAGCTACCGCTTCGTCTCGACTGCCGACCGCAGCATCCTCGGCTCCGCGCTCACCATCGAGATTCCGTGCGAGGCCGTCGACGCGGGCGAGGCCAGCAACGTCGGCACCGTGACCGGCGGACTCGCCCTCACCGGCGTCCCCGCGGCGCTCTTCGACACCACGCTCCTCCCGACCGCCATCACCGTCGCGGGCGGCTACGACGAGGAGGTCGACGCCGAACTCCGCGAGCGCCAGCGGCTGTGGGAGCAGGGCCGGCAGAAGGCCACGATGGCGGCGGTCATCTTCGGCGCCCTGCTCGTGCCGCAGGTGAAGCATGTCGTCGCCGTCAACGCCCGCGATCGGCACCTCGGTAGCTTCTGCCGCGTCTACATCGGCGACGTCAACTGGGAGTCGACCACCACCATGGTCGACGCCGTAGCCACGTCGCTCGAGTCGTGGCGGGGGATGGGCCCGAGCTGCGGCGTCGGCTCCATGACCCAGTCCGACGTCACCGTGACCGCGACGCTCACGATGGCGCGCCCCATCGCCTTCTACGACGTCAACAAGGTCAAGGCCGCGGCGATCAAGGCGGTCCGCGACTACTTCGACGCGCGGATCGACCCGTACGCCTACGACGTCGCGATGCTGCAGGGGCGCCTGGCTCGCGTCCACGACGAGGTCGCGTCCGTCACGCTCACGTCGCCGGCGTCGTCCGCCACGTCGCCGATCTCTCCCAGCGCCTTCGCCGCCGGCGGCCTGCCGAACTCGCTCACCCGCTACCGCGCGCTCACCGAGGCCATCACCATCAACGTCGAGGGCCCGTTCTGATGCCGGTCCTCGACTTCCCCGCATCCTGGGAGATCTCCCCCCACCTCCGCGACGCGCCCGTGCAGACGCGCGAGGACGTGCTGCGCCTCATGCCGCGGTGGATGCGCGAGGGCGAGCCCACGGCGGTCGTCGAGGGCATCGCCGACGGGGTCCTCGAGGCCTTCGTCCGCCGCGCGTCGAAGCTCGCGGAGTACGGGGCGCAGGCCAACGCGATCTACGCCACCGGAGACAGCCTCGACCTCTGCGGGGAGGCCGTGGGCATCCGGCGAGCGCTTGCAGAGGATGACGAGGCCTACCGCGCGCGCGTGCTGGCGCAGGACGCCGGCATCACGCCGCGCGCCATCCTCAAGCAGATCGACGACATCTTGGCGCCGTTGACCGCATCCCAGGCCTACTACTACGAGCGCCCCGACGACGAGCCGTTCGTGCGGTCCAAGGTCCACGACTCCACCGGCACCGGGGACCTCGGCATCGCGGGCGTCTACATCTCGGGCAAGGCCAGCGACCACAGTCAGCCGATCCGCAAGGCCAACCGTCACTGGACGAGCCGCACGCGCTGCCAGCCCAAGCACGTGTTCCTGTTCGACCACCGCCGCGGGTGGCCGACGCCGACGGACACGTCGGGCACGCTCCCCGCGGTCGTCGCGAGCTACCACGGCGGCGTCATCTCCTACCGCGCGACCGCCACCAACGACGACGCCACGGCGCCGGACAACGGCCACGGGCACACCGTGATCGGCCTGCCCGCGTGGCTCGAGCCAGGCGAGCGCAAGCCCGGCGACGCCTTCGTTTCGGCCAAGGCCGCCGTGCCGCTCACCGACACGAGCGGCAACCTCACGGCCGCGGCCACGGCCAAGGCCGGTGTGCTCGCGACCGTCTTTGCCAAGGCGACGGTGGCCACCAAGGTCGGCGCCAACCTCCCGAGCGGCCCCGCGGTGTACCCGTCGGCGTGGGCCGCCGACCTGATCGTGGCAGCGATCCGCTCCATGCTGGCGGCGCAGGCGATGTTCGGGGCGCAGTTCTCGCTCATGTTCGACCCGAAGGTGGCCTGACCGTGTCGCTCTTCTCCGTCGGCCAGATCATCCGCCCGAAGCGACTGTGGGTGCTTCGGGACGGCCGCGCCGTCGACTTCCAGGCGCGCGTCTCGGCGCAGGCGTGGGTCGCCGCGTACAACGGCATCCCCGGTGGCGCGTTCCTTGGGGGTCTGGTGTGGATCCCAGGCACGTCCGCTGAGCAGGAAACGGACGGCACGGGCGAGGAGTCCTACACGATCAAGGTCTGGGACATCGACGCCCAGGCGGTTGTCACCCTCGACTACAGCGGCGACCAGTGCGACCTCGGGTCCATCGGCGGCGTGTCGCTGGCCAGCATCTACGCCGCACCCAACGTCAACACCGACGCGGGGCGGCGCACGCTCAACCTCATCATGGCGAGGGACTGACCATGGCCGCAGCCTTCCGTCTCGGCGCCGCGGTGCGAGCTCGCCGCGTCTACCTGGCGAAGACGTCCGCTCGTCGCGGGATCGACTCGTACCTGAACCCGACGTCGGGCCAGTACGAGAACCGGTGGACCGCCTCGGACGACGACCTGCGCGACATCGCCCAGCGCCGCTCCGACGTCGGGCGGATCCAGACCGTGCCAACGTCGACCTCGACCTACAACGGCAGCCGGTGGGACCCGACCACGTCGACCCAGGCGACCGTTGCCAAGGCCGGCGAGTACGTCTACCAGGTGCTCATCTGGGACATCGACGCCGGCATGGTCGTCTCCGAGCAGTACCCCGAATCCGAGCTCGCGCTGGTCACCGCCGCCGAGGTCCACGCCAGGCACGCCGACATCGACCGACTCCCCGAGGACGTGGCCAGCATCCGCCGAGCGTACGAAGTCGGGGGTTCGGGCTGACCGGGCCGACGGTTGGTACGTGAAGACGTACCCGATCCTCGGCGCCGACGGAGCCAAGCTCGTCAAGGAAGACCTCGAGGCGGGGTGGTCGGCGGCGGGCACGGTGGACGACATCGTGCGGGCGCAGCTGTCGCAGATCCTCACCGAGGCGACCAATCGCAGCGGCTACGTGGTGCCCGAGCAGGACCTCGGCGGGCTGGTGCAGACCAACGGCGCGACCGGGCAGGTCGTCGTCAAGCCGTTCACCGCCTTCCGCAGCGCGCTCACTACGGGGACGCAGCAGGACCTGCTTTCGGCCTACTACGCGGGCTCCACGGAGACGGTGACGACCCCGCTGCCGACCGCAGGAACCCACCGCTGGGACCTGCTCTACGCGATCATCTCCGAGATCGACACCACGAGCGAATCGAGGCTCGTCGAGAACCCTGCCACCGAGGTCATCGCCGCGCAGACCGTCAACACGCGCCACAAGTCGCAGGTGACGCTCGCGTGGGTGCTGGGCACCTCGACGGCGACCGGCACCACGCCCTACCCGGCCGCGTCGTTCCCGGCGCTGCCGACGCCCAGCGCGGGGCAGGCCGTCGTCCCGCTCGCGTACATCCACGTGAGCTACTCGGCGACGCCGTCGACGGTGACCTACGGCGTCAACGCGATCATCAACGACCCGGCAGCCGCCAAGCTGAACCCGCTGAACGGCGCGACCAGCGTCGGAAGCGCGGGGCTCGTCCAGGTGTCGTCGACCCCGGCCTACAGCCGGCTCGGCGACGTCAAGGGGCTCGTCACCGGCTCGGGGTCTCCGTGGACGACGGGGGCCGGCAACCGCCCCGGCTACTTCCTCGAGCCCGTCCTCGGCGAAACCAAGGTCTACCTCCTCCTCGACTTCCGCGGCGGCGGCTCGATCGGCTCCTCGTGGGCGGTCATCAACACCCCCATCATCGACCCCGCGGACTCGACGTCGGCGATCTTCCGCAAGCTCGGGCCCTACTCGCTGCTCGACCGCATCTTTGAAGGGCGCATCTTCCCGGCGACCTCGGACATCACCGAGAACTGGGCCTTCAACCAGGCGGCCGGAGCCGCGAACCGCGTCTTCCCCACCACGCACGCGCGCTCTGGCCCGGCGCTGCACCCGATCCCGGTCGAAGGCCTTGGAAACAGCATCTACCCGAACGCCGACTTCGACACCGCTGCGGCGTTCGCGACCGGGGACTGGCTCCTCGCCTGCCTCTTCAAGGACGTCCTCTCGAGCGGCACCAACAGCGACATCGCCCTGCTCGTCCGGAAGGCCTCGGGCGGCGGCTACACGCAGGGCGCCATGTACGTGGCCACCCGCGAGGCCACCAACGGCGACATCGAGGGGCGCGCCTTCTGGGGGCACGTCACCATGACCACCCGCCTGGCCGCCTTCGGGTTCTGACCGTGGCCACCGAGTTCCCCGACGCGATGGACGATCCGCGGGTCATCACCGCGCAGACTCGCGTCAACGCCGATCTTCTGCAGACGCTCGACGACCAGATCCAGGGCCTCGGTCGCGGGGTCGTGGGCCTGACCGGCAACGTCAACTACGGGTCGGTCATCATCACCGTCGCCGACGCCGGCACCACCCAGGTCAGCGAGGCCGACTCGAGCAAGCGCCTGATCCGCCTCATCGGGACCCTCACGGCGGCGCGGGCGGTGCAGCTGGCCGAGCGTCCGATCGGCTACCTGTGGACCGTCACCAACGGGTGCAACTACTCGGTCGACGTCTCGTCCGGCTCGTCCTCGGCCACGTCGGTGGCGGCCGGGGACACCGTCGACATCATGGTCATGCCCTGACGCAAGTCGGGCGCTCGGGGCGCCGGCGGCGACCGTCCGCGCATGGCCTCCGCCACGTTCGCGACCGCCGCCGCGCTTCGCCGAGCCGAGGCGGGCGCTCTGACCACGTCGACTGGCCCGGTCACCGAGGTCGTCGTCACCGAGCTCGCGGCCGGCACCTACGACTGGTGCGCGACCGAGTCCCGCCCCGACGACGGGTTCAAGGTGCTGCAGGCCCAGCAGCGCGACTCGGACGGCACCTGGATCTACCGCCTCACCCAGGGCCGGTGGGTGCGCCGCAGCGCCGACGGCGTCGAGGAGGTCGGCGGCGCAGCCACCATCACCATCGCCGACAGCGCGACCGCAACGCAGGCGACCGAGGCGGAGACGGCCAAGCGCCGACTCAAGCTGACGGGCACGCTGACCGCTGCACGATCGCTGGTCCTGGCCGACCGCGCCGCCGGCGCCGAGTGGGTCGTCGAGAACGCATGCAACCTCGGCGTGGCCGTCTCCTGCGGCTCGTCGAGTTCCACCACCATCCCGGCGGGCGACACCATGACCGTGTCGCTGGGGGCCTGACCCATGACGACCA